GGGGGGGGGGGTCGCTTAAAGTGTCTCTCTAGTGTAGTTGACAACTGATCAAAAAGTTGTTATACTAATTTCATGCAGGTTAAGCAACGCTCAAATCTTAGGATTTGTGTAAAGTAAGTGTTATCACTGCCAGCATGTCAACTTACTTACCCAAAAGGACAATTTAATGTCTCATTCTTTCATTTTTCCTGTCAAGCATGAGCCTAAGGTGCGCTCATTGAAAGACACGGTTATCAATTATCAGTATTCTTACGCACCTGAAGAATTTCAACGCCCTGAAGCATGGGGTAAAGACGACCGCAAAGGTTATTTTCAGTCTCTCCTGATGAATCGACTGGAAGGAAACTTTGTTGTCGTAGATATTGAACTCGCTATCAAGAAACTAGAGAAACTTGCACCTACTGACCGTGCATATAAGTTCTTGGTAGAACTTTCTCATCAGGGCATTGAGTATATTCTCCTTGATGGAAATAATCGTTTTAAGTTCCTCACTGCTCTGATGAATGATGAGTATCAGATCCCCCGAGGAACTTACAATTATGTCATTGAAGATGACATTCTGACCCTTGTTGTCGGATCACACAACAATGTATTCTCCAAACTGCCTAAACTTGTGCAGAAGGTGATTCGCGACCGACAGTTGGTTATCAGCGAATATGTTCAGATTGATTACACTGGTCTGTCTGATGTGTTCACCAATGTGAATAGTGGAGTGCCCCTGAATAATCAGGAAAAGCGTAATGCTATGGACTCACAGTGGGCTGGTTGGACTCGTCAAATTCGCAAGGAGATTGCATCACTCTTGATCACGATGTTTGGTCCTAACTATAAGTTTCGACTGAAAGGTGATGAGTGGATTGTTCAATCCTTGGATTTTGCAATCAACTGTGCTTCTGATGACATCAAAGGTGTTGGTCAAGGTTCAATGAACCGTCTCTATAAGAGTGACATCACTGACATCGATCAGCAATCTTTCTTTGAAACTTTCATTGAACTCTCTGATTACATCACTGCAATGATTGCCGATGAAGATTTTACCTTCGGTGATAAGACTGACAAGGTAAAAGTTCTGTCTCGCGGTAGCACTGCTATGAATCTTTTCTGGATGATGATCAATGGAGTTGAAACCTATGAAGAGGCCTGTGCTGCCGTAATTGCACACGAAAAGGCATACAAAGACTCTTCATTCATCAATGATGATGGTAACAACTATGTGTGGGCATGTGGTGGACTTGGTGCCAAAAACAATGAGATGAAGATGGAAATTCTTCCTAAAATTCTGAAGGAAATTGGAGTCAACGTCCCTGCCTGACAACAAGGGGGGTCGCGTAAAGCGTCTCAGTAGTGTCTAGGATCGCCTGCAACGCCCTTGACAAGTGTTGCAGGTTATTCTATACTGTTTGTTATCTAATTCTTTTTTGATGATCACCCTTCGCCCACATCAAGAACGCATCATCAATCGTATGCGTGATTATGACAAAGGTCAGGTGATTGTCCCCACTGGTGGTGGCAAAACTCTCACCATGATTATTGACACTCAGCGTCGTCATGATGTTGTCAAGAATGGCACCACTACAGTTGTTGTGGCCCCACGTATTCTGTTGGCAGAACAACTGTGCAGTGAGTTTCTTGAGGTTGTTGATACTGTCAACACTCATGTCATGCACGTTCATAGTGGTGAGACGCAGCATTTCAGCACCACTAAAGCAGATCAAATTCACATCTTTGCTAGTGTTGCAAGAACTGCTGGTGAGAATGTTATCATCTTTACCACATATCACTCGCTTCATCGTGTGATGGAGGCAGATATTGAGGTAAATACTATTTACTTTGACGAGGCACATAACAGTGTGCAGCGTAATTTCTTTCCTGCCACAGAGTTCTTTTCTCACGATGCTGATCGTTGCTACTTTTACACTGCTACTCCTAAGCATAGTCTTACAATCACGAAACCAGGAATGAATGATCCTGCTGTTTATGGTCAGGTTCTTATCAATGTTCCTGCTCCTGAACTTGTAGAGCAAGGATACATTCTTCCTCCTAAAGTTGTAGTCAAGCAACTGCCTATGATTAAAGGTCGCAAGGTTGTATTTGCTGACGATTGTGACAACCTGATCGAGACTATTGATGACAACAACATCGACAAGACTTTGATCTGTGCTCGTACAACAAAACAGATCATCAATCTTCTTACTCACTCTGATTTCTGTGCTGAGTTGTATCAGCGTGGATATTCGTGGATGACGATCACATCGAAGACCGGTGCAATCATTGATGGTAAGAAGGTTGATCGTGAGAAGTTCTTTGACACGCTGAACACTTGGGGCAAAGATCCTGAGAAAAAGTTTGTTGTTATCCATCACAGTATTCTCAGTGAAGGTATCAACGTGAGTGGTCTTGAAGCTGTTATCTTCATGCGGAACATGGACTACATTGGCATCAGTCAATCGATTGGTCGAGTGATTAGATTGGGTGACAAGACTAAGACATTTGGTCTAGTTTGCATCCCAACTTATGACGCTGTTGGTATTGGCACTGCAAAGAAAGTTCAGGCAGTTGTTGATGTTGTATTCAATCAGGGTCAACCTGCAATCAGTGAGATCCGTCGCTAATGCGAAGGGGGGTCGTCTAAACTGTCTCTATAGTATGAAGAACACACACCTCAGTCACCCTGAAGATTCTATTCTGACGGGTGATCTTTCTGTCCTTGATTGGTTTTTGACTAATGGTGAAGTATCTGCGAAGATCGATGGCGCTCCCGCGATTGTATGGGGCAAAAATCCGGCGACGGGTAAATTCTTTGTTGGTACAAAATCGGTCTTTAACAAGAAACTTATCAAGATTAACGAAACACATAGTGACATTGACCGGAATCATTCTGGCAATGTTGCTAACATACTACACCATTGCTTTGATTGTCTTCCTCGTATCGACTGGATTGCTCAAGGTGATTTTATTGGGTTTGGTGGTGACGATACTTTTCGCCCCAATACGATTACTTACATTTTTGATGAAGTAATCACTCAGGATATTATTATTGCACCACACACAGTTTATGTTGCTGAGCACGATCTTCGTGATGCTGTTGCTTCTCCATTAGTGTTGTGCCCTAAGAGCACAGATCGTTGCTTATTCGTTAAGCCTGATTGTTGGCAGGTCGATGAAGATTTCGACGAGATTGTTGCATTTGCCCGCCAAATGTCCACACTTTGTGAGTTCATTACTGAGAAGCAATCACGTCAGATTCAGCAACAACTTAACAGTGTCATTCGTGCTGGTCTCGTTATTGATGAACTGACTCTAGATGCGCTGGCATTTGCGAATCAAATTGACGTAAATGTTTTGTATTTGTGGTCACTTGTCAAGTCAATCAAAGATGACATGTTATTCCTGATGAGAAACAATGGACCTAAAGCATACATCAATGACAAGCAATGTCAAGGTGAGGGCTATGTCAAGTCTAATGAGTTTGGCATGTTCAAGTTAGTCAATCGTGAGGTATTTTCTCATGCAAACTTTAATTCAGGACTGATGAGCACAAGGGGGGTCGCGTAAAGCGTCACTATAGTATGAGCAACACTGAAACCATGACCACTGAATTTGCTGACTTCGCTGCCACTCAAGATGCACGAAACACGATTCAACTTAACGTGCGTAAGTTTACATTGATGCTATGTGATGCACTTGAACTTGATTTCAAGACACATCATCCCGAATCTGATCCCTACAAGTTCTACATCGAAAGTGGTAGAAAGTATCACAAAATTGTGATGGAGACTAACAGTCAGTCCCGTAGTGTTCATGCTTTCGTTGATAAAAAGACTGGTGAAGTTTACAAACCTGCATCATTCAAAGCACCTGCAAAGATTGTGCGTTACAATCTTTTGATGATTGAGTCTCGCGAAGAATGTTTTGCCCGTGCAGATTGGGCGGGTGGTTATCTTTATGTTCGTTGATCATGGGAAGACCTAAACTAATTGGACCACTAACTGCTTCTGAAACAATAAAGAAGCAACAAAGAAAACAGTGGTATGAGTGCAACAAAACAATTAGCAAAAAACGAGCAGCAGAAGCAAAGATTAGAACACAAGATTGGTTCAAATCAATCAAATCTCAAGAAAAATGTTCTGAATGTGGGCATGATGTTTATGAGGACTTAGATTATCATCACAGAGATCCTTCCACTAAAATTACAACTGTATCTGATATGGTTGGAAGGTATTCAAGAAGAACCATCTTGAATGAAATGAAAAAATGTGTTGTTCTTTGCAAGAATTGTCACATGAAACATCATTACAATTATCCCTTTCACTGATAGACAACTCCGCAAACTTTCCATCTACAAAATGACTAAAACACAAATTCTCAAAGTTATCAAGGAAACTGCTGCTCCTCATAAACTTGATCGAGAGCAAAAGTTTCAAGTTTTTGCTAATGTCTGCGACAATATGTTAGCAGAAGGAAGGATCACACAAGAG